TATCGTCGAGCCGTCATAGACCTGCGGCGAATCGCGGCCGTTGACAAAAAAGAGGCGTCCGTTGAATAGCGTCGTTTGCCACCAGTCGGACGCGAACCCCGAGGCCAGCGCCGGCGGCGGTTTGACCTGGCCGCCGCCGCTGGCGTCGTAAAGCGCGCCGGCCGAGGCGGCGATCAGCTTGGCGGCGCTACCCGGCGCCTTCCACACCGCCAGGGTCCGCACATCGGCCTCGGTGCCGAGGTTGAGCCACGCGGCGACCCCCGGCCGTACCAAGACGCCGGCAAAATCGGGATACCAGTTTTCCAAGACGACCGCGTCCTGCGGCTGCATTGTCTCGAACGAGTCGCGCGTGTTCCAGCCGCCAATCGGCGGCGGCAGCTGCTGCGGCTTCGAGAACGGCTGGCGGCCGCGGGCGCCCAGCCCGTTGGCCAACAATTGGCGCAGCGCGGCGCCGTTGATCGCCATCGCTCAACCTCACGGCGGCACCGGGCCGAACCCGGTGTCGGGCACATTGTAGGGACCGATAAACACGGTCCTCGAGCTCGGCACGAGGCTCAGCACCGCGGTGCCGGCATCGCGCGCGATCGCCTGGTCGAGCTGGCGCTGGTACTCGTCCTTTTCCTCGTCATAGGCGAGCCCCAAGCGACGCAGGATGCGCCAGCGGGTGCCGAGCTCGATCAGATATTCGCCATAGACCGCGGTGTCGGTGTCGGCGCTCCAGTCCGACTTCATCGTGCCGTCGGCACCCTTGCACCAATTCTGCGAGACGTACTCGAACACGAAGGTCGTCGTCGTGTCGGTCGCGCCGAGCTGCGGGTCGACCGAGAACATCAGCGCGCTGCCGGCGCCTTGCCCCGACGGAATGCGGATCCGCCACCGCCGCTCGATCGTCGCGCGGCCGTAGATGCTCGATCGATACACTTGCCACTGCTGCGGGCTCATCGCGCCGCGCAGCGCCCAGTAGCGGGTTCGCTCCCACAACGTGTCGTCGATCATGCGGTCGAAATCGGGCGGCAGCGGGAAATCCGAGCAGCCGTCGGCGGTGAACACATGTTCGATCGTCAGCGCGCTCCATGACGCCGCATTGAACAGGTTCTTAGCCGCGCGCTTGGCCTGCAGCAAGAGACGCTGCGCGGCCGGCGCGCGGCTGCCGGTGATCGCGCCCGGCGGCAGGTCGACGCCGCAGTCGAGCGCGACATTGGTGCAGATCGAATAAAGCGTCATTTCCGGTGTCGCTCCCGCTGCACTGGGCCGCCGCAGTGGATGTCGAAATCGATGCACGCTTTGACCGCTTCCTCGGCCGAGGCGCCGATCGCCAGGGCGCCGATCGCCATCGCCTGGGCACTGCCGCGGGCATGGAACGGCGCATCAATGCCATAGAAACGCCCGCTGACGTCGCAACAGACAACTCGGCCGTCGGGGAACGCGACGAGCCCGGAAAAGCCGTTCTCCTCGTCCGCGCCTTTCCAGCTCTGACCTTCCTTGTTGCACAGAAACCAGGCGAGAAAGTTGGTGCAGTTGCCGGCAAGCGCGCCATCGCTGTCGCGGCGCGCCAGCTTGCGGATCTTGCCGACCCGCGCATTGTGGTGGTTGGTCGCCAGCGAGTCGGCCGCCATGACCCCGTCGCGAAAGACGACGATCGTCATCGCCGCGCCCGGCTTTGCCCCTCGTCAACACGGCGCGAGATTTCGCACGCAAGGCGGCCATTGCGCTCGCCCATCCCCGGCCCGTCTCGATCATTTGGCGACGATCGCCGGCGCTGCGAAGGCGGCTTCGACTGGCCGGTATGGTTGAGCGCAATCGCCACCGCCCGCTCGGGGTTGGTGACCTTCCGCCCGGACGAGCTCCGCAAGGTGCCTTGCTGGAACTCGCCCATCGTTTTGGCGACCTTGCGCTGTTTGCCGGCCTTCGTACGCGGAACCTCAGCCACTGGCGGCGGTCCCCGAACTGCTCGCCGGCGCTGACGTTGTCGGCGGTGGTGGTGCCGCGGCGCTTCCCGATGCCGCCGGCGTGCCGCTCAGTGAGCCGGCTGGCCCGGAAACCGTCACTGCCACCCGCGGTGGCGACGGCGACGGCGACATAGGCCTGGTAAGCGTCGGGATACGTGTCGACATCCTCCTGCGTCGCCACGCGCACGACCTCGCGCCTGCCGCCGCGCTCGATCACCCCGGAATCGTCATGCGCGATACCAACCATCAGCACCGTGTCGGGGTGGCCCGGCGCCGGGTGCTCGTCCAAAAACTGCACTGTCGTCATTTGCTGTTCCTCCTTGAGCATCCGCGCATATTCCGCGGCCGCCTCGTCGAACTCCTGGACCTCAGGCCAGGACCGCCAGTTGGGGCCGGCTCATGCCGCCTCGCCGATCTCGTCCACCTCCTCGCTCGCCGCGCCGCGGCGCCGGCGGCTCGGCCGCTCGGCGAGCGCATCGAGCGCGCTTGGCGGCAGCTCGACCTCCTGCTGCAGCCAACCCTGGCCGGAACCCCTCGGATCGGGCCCCGGCACCAGCGTCGCCCCCAGATACGGCCGTTCGGCGAGCGCCCGGCGCTCGGCGTCGATCCGCTCCAGGATCGCCCCGAGCTCGTTGACCTGTTTTTCGAGAACCGCGACGCGCGTCTGCAACAGCCCGTTCTCGTGCGTCAACCGCGAGGTCAGTTGCTCGCGCTCGGCATCGTCGAGAAACGCCTTGGCGCGGTCGCGCAGCGCGCGGCCGCCCATGCCGATCTGCTGGATCGCCACATCGGAGAGCTGGGCGAGCTCTTCGACGGTGCGGATCTTCCAGTGCTTGAGTTCCTCGACCATCGCCTTGGTCAGGACCGGCCATTCCGCGAGCGGGGTGCCTTCGAGCGGCTGCTCGCGGCCCTCACGAAAGGCGGCGTATTCGTCGGGCCATCGCCGCCGGTCGACATCGTCGACGTTTTTGACGTGGATGTTGGTCACGATCCCCGGGATGATGATCTTGACCCGCTCGACATCGTGGTAGATCGGCCGCGCGGCCTTCATCGAGGCGGCCTGGTCGAGGACCGCGTCCATGTAAAATTCGGGCCGCACCCCAACCGGCCGTGGGATCTCGAACGGCCGGTCCTCGGGCGGCAGAATGCTCTGCATCGCACCCCTCCTCTAGATGATCTGGCCTTCGATCGTCGGCCGGCTGAGCAGGACATTGACGCTTGCCGCGCCGGCGAGCGCGGCCGCGGCAAAACTGGCGCCGACGAGCTGGCGCCCGGCCGCCTGAGTGGCGCTGACCTGGCCCGCGGCGGCGCCGAGATAGACCGGTGCGCCAGCGGCCGGCGCCGAGCCATCTTTGGCGAGGACGGCCTGGCCAGAGACTTGGTACCAACCCCACTGGCCGGCGCCATTGGCGCTCATTGCCACCGCCACCGGCGCCGCCTGGACCCCAGTCAACGCGCCGGCCGGCGACAACGTCGTCTGCGCGGGACCGTAGGTTACCAGCGAGCCGACGACGGTGTTGGCGACGCCCTGCAGATAGATGAATTCGCCGCCACCGAGGACCGCGTCATTGGCATGCGTGATCATCCCCGGCGAGTGGTTCTGCGTCGGGCTGCTGACATTGATCGGCTGCAGCCCCATGATCTCGTCAGTAAACGTGTACATTGGACCTCCTCAAAACTTTGTCGGTTGCGGAGCCGTCAGTTGATGATCACGCCCTGCAGAAAGGCATTCGACATCGTCATGTTGCCGGCCCACGCGATCAGCTTGACCATCGCGTCCTGATTGACCGCAAAGCGGTCGGGCGCGATCGGCTCCATGTTCCGCGACCGGTGCGGCCGCAAGAAAATGTAGTCGGTATTGAGGAAATACATGTGGTTAGCCGGCGCGCCGCCTGGGGTCATCCAAGTAATACCGCCGCCTAGCGGGCCGCCGACCAAAGTACCGGCCGCGACACCTTGGAAACCGCCGTCGAACACGACATCGGCATCCATGAATTTGAGGCTTTGGAAGCCGGCCACGCCCTGGTTGCTTTCGGTGATCCGTTGGATCGCCTGCAGCGATGCCCAGTAATAGCCGTAGTAAACGTTGTCACCGATGATCAGGTCCGGCCGGTCGGTGCCGCGCGACTGGCTAAGCCATTGGGCGTTCATCATTTGTTGGATCGTGGTCGGGCCGGGGGTCAGCGTATGGGCGCCGAAAGAGCCGACGCTGGGGCGCCAGAACGGCCACACACTGCGGTCGATGCCGCCGACGACACCGAGACCGCTGTCGGGCACCAACAACTGCAGGCCGCCGATCTGCTTGCCGCCGTCGGCAGTGCCGTCGGAATAACAGTCGCCCGAAAGCCCGTTGGTCATCGTCCTCTCGGCATTGCCGATGCGGCTTTCGAGGAGGTCGATCATGCGCTCTTCGCCGGCGTTCTGGATCTCTTCCAGGCCGGAGATCGACACCGCAACGGCGACCTGCGCCCACGGGTACTGCGCCGCGGTGAACACGTCCGACGGGCTGATGTTGAGGATGTCATACCCGGTGTAGCGCTTATAGGTGCCGTTCTCCGAGTATTCGAGCTCCTGCACGATGGCTTGACCGCCATCGACGGTCTTGACTTTGCCGCGCTGTGACAGGCGCGCCAGCAAAGCATTGTTTTTCGTCACGTTGTCGGCGAGCTTGCGCGACCGGTTGAACAGTGTGGTCGTCGTAATCTCGCCCCAGTTCGGATTGGGACCAGCCATTTCGTCTCCTCGAGGGATGCGGGCCTAGCCGCGCCCGGTGGCGTCGAGATTGGCCCTGATTTCATCACGCAACGAGCGGTCCGGGTTGGTCTGTGGCGCCTGGCCGGGGCCGGGAGCTCCACTGACGCTGACCGCGGCCCGCTTCGCCGCTTCGGCTTTGGCCTTCCGCTCTTCTGCCGCGCGCTTTGCCTCGGCGTCGCGCTGCGAGCCGAGAAGCTTTTCGCGGGTTGAGGGTCGAGCCCACACTGCACGGTCATAGAGATCTTGGAGCTGAGGCGTGCCGCCCTGGGCTCGGTCGAGCTGGGCGAGGATCGCCATGTCCTGTTCGACTTCCGCAAAATACGGGTGCAAGAGGTTGCCGTCGGCGCCATTAGCATTGGCGAAATCGGCGATCTGCCGATTAATTTCGTTCGTCTGCGCTTGGCGCTCATTGGCAACCCGGGTGTTGTAGTCGGTTTCGAGCGCACTGAGGCGCGCTTCGAGCCCATTGGCAGGCGGCGCGCCGCCAGCCACCGCAGGGCCAGGCGCCGCGGCGCCATTGGGCGCGGGCCCGCCGGTCGCCGGCGCTCCGTCGTCGCCCTGCTGCTCGGGAAAGCCGCGCAGCCGGTTGAGGATCTTCGCGACCTCGCCGGGATCGGCGCCGTAATTGTGAATGATCCGCGCAATGATCTCGTGGCGCAGCTGCGGATTGCTCGGATTGGTGGTGCGGTCGAGGGCGCGCTCGATATTGGCCCAGGCGGTGATGATGCTGGTCGGCGTCGCGCCCTGGCGCGCGATCAGGTCGCGCTGCACTGCGGTGAAGATCGTGCGGTCGAGCTCGCCATAGTCGCGCTCCAATTGCGCGCTGCGTTGCAGACGCTGCGTGAAGGCGCCTTCCATGCGCTTGTACATGTCGAGAAACGGGCCGCGCGCCGCCTCGGGGAGCGCATTGAACTTTTCCTTGTCGGCAGCCGACCAGTGCTGCGGCGCCTCCGGCGCCACCCCGGCGGGCGGCTCTTCGGCGCCTGGCTGTTCCGAGGCCTCGCCAGGCTGCTCGCCAGGCCCCGGGCCGCCCGTCGGTTCTGCCGACGGCCTTGCCGGCGGCTCGCCGGCAGTTTGTGCCGTCTCGCCACTCTCACCGCCCGCCGCGGCCGGCGCCGCGGGGGCCTCGGCCGGGCCCGCACTTCCCGGCTCAAGCCTCGACGACCGACCACGACGGGCAGGAGCTCGCGCTGCAGCCTCCTCGCCCGCCGGCGGGGTCTCGGCCAGGCTCTCGGCTAGAGCGCCGGCGATCGTCGAGCGCAGATCATCGGTCGATGGCGGCGCGCCGCCGCCGTTTCGCCGTTCAGACATCGAGCTACCTCAGTGAAATTTCAGCCGGCGGCAACCCGGCGGCCAATCGACGGGGCGGTCGTGCCGCGCGCCTGGTGGCGCGCGTCCTCGAGCTCCGCGCGGATCGATTTTTCCTTCTCTTCCGGCTCTCTGGTCGGTTCCGCGCCTAATTCGTGCAGGATCAGCTCGACCCGCCGGTCGCTGTCGTCCTCGGTGTCGCGCTGCGAGCTCTCCAGCACATGCGCCTCGCCCTCAATGCGGAATTTGTCGCCCGGCTTGGGCATGTCCTTGATGCCGAGCTTCTTGAGCGAGCCGTTCTCGAGAGTGATGCGCAGCCCATAGGGGTAATCGTCGGCTTCCGGCCGGAACGGGATGCCATAGCCCTCGACCGCATCCTTCTTCTCGCGATCGCTGCGCCGCATGACGACGGTTTTCATCGCCCCTCCTACCTTTTTGTCGCCGAATGGCGACAATTGGCTTGACTTGTCGCCATACGGCGCCACGTAACAGGTGATAACCAGCCTTCCCCAACCGGAAACCGCCTCAAATGCGTGTCCTGATCGTCACCTGCGCCCTATGCACCGCCACCTGAGATGCTGCGCTGGTTTTCAATCGCGCTGCTGTTCGGCGCGGCAGTCGCCTGGACGGCGCTGGTCGGGTTGTGACCAAGCGATTTGACCGCAATGCCACAAATCCCCGACGAGGCCCGCGCCTATCTCGACGCCCTGCAGAAGCGTCGCCAGGCGGCACTGGACGACGCCGCGCGGCTCGACGCTCAGATCGAGGGGTTCTGCGCCGCACTAAAGCTGCTCGGCGAGCCCGAGCAGCCCGATGGACTGGCTCAACCACACACTGAAACGGCGACGCGCCGACCAGGCCGGCCGGTCGGCTCTCCTAATCGTCGCCCGCGCCGCAGCCTTCCCCAACTCATCGAACGGGAACTGGCGTTTTCCGGCGTCGCCATGTCCACGAGCCAGATCGCCAAAGCCATCGATAGCCAACTTCGCGGAACCCGAGCGGCACTCCAGCGTCTGGAGCAGCGCGGCCGCGTCGCGCGCGGTGAACGCGATCTGTGGGAGCTTCTGCCACTGGCGCAGAAGCAGGTGCGATGACGATCCCGGTCCCGCTGCGCTGGAATGAGGGCGCGGGACATCATCCACGCCGCCCGCCGCTTTCCCCGCTAACCAGCCTCCTTCAACACCCGCTCGATGCGCGGGCCGTCATAGCCGGCCTCGCGCAGCGCTTGCTCGGCAATTGCGCGCCGCTCAGCAGGGTCGCGCGCGAGTTCGCGCTTGATATCGGCAGCGATCTCGCCCGGGGCGGGCCCGATTTCGCGCTTGGGTTCGACCCATTCATTGCCGACTTCGGTCAGCCCATACTGCCTCAGATGCTCGCGGTGCTGCGCCCGCCCAATGATCATCTCACCGGTGCGCATCGAGCGGTAGGGCGCAATGTCGGAAATTACCATCGGCGCCACCGACGGCCGCGGCGGCGCTTCGAGATCGAGCTCGACCAGCCGAAAACCCCCGTTGCCGTCGGGCCGCAGCACATAGCGTCGGCGCATTGCACACCCTCCAGAGCGGCGCACCAATGGCGGCCTCGAAGATCAGAAGTTTGAGTTGCGTTGGGTTAGATGAGACCGGCGGTGCTGCGCGCGGCGTATTGCATTAGACGCGCCGCTTCGAGCTGCTGGCGGGTTTCGAGGTTCTGTCCCTGCATTGCCAGCTCAGCGGTGCGGAACTGACCCTCCTGCTGCATCTTCTGCTGCTGCTGGGCGGCGTCGGTGTAGGCCTTGACCATGTCGACGGCGTTTTTCTGCTGGTCGACCTGAACCTTGGCGGCGTCGACCTGCTGGTCACCGCGGGCGATCGCCGCCTCGCTGGCGATCTCCATCGGCGATTTGACATTGCCGCGCTGTTGCGGGGGCGGCGGCGATTGCGCGAGCGCACGGAAGGCCTGCTCGAAATCGTCCTCGAGATCGCGCGCCGCCGGGAAGGCGTGCATGCCGAACATCACCAGCGAGCGGATCAGCGGCGCCACTGCCGGGTTTTGCTGCACCTGCGGCAACAACAGCTGCATCATCGGCAACAGCGACTGCAAAAACTCGGTTCGCGCCTGTTTTTCGGCCTGCTCGTCGGCCGCCACCGTCGAGTCGGCCTCGATATCGATCTTGAAGCCGTTGGCCGCATCCTCGCGCAATAGCCGGCAGGCAGCCTGGAACTGTTGGCGGCGCGCCTGGGTTTCCCTTTGCCAGGCCTGTGCCATTTGATGCCACTGCACAAAGGCCGGGTTGAGCATCATGCCCGGCGGCGCCGCCATCGGCATCGCCGGCATCGCCCCGCGGCCAGGCGCCATCGGACCTCCTGGTGGGGCCGGAAGGGATTGCATCGGCCCCAGACCAGGCGCAAGTGGTCGCGGCGGTCCTGGCGGTGGAGGTCCGGGTGGGCCACCCCCCGGCGGTCCCAACGGATTTGGACGCGGGCCGGGACCCATCAGTGCCGCCCCCAATGCACTCGGCGCGGGCCCACCTGGAAACGGTACGACAGTGCCGGTGCGCAACTCGGACATGTCACGCTCCTCCGGCGGCGATGTAGTCTGGACCAGAAGTTCCTGGGACGGCCGCTGGCGCCCCTGGCGGGACGCCAGCGGGAATGCGTGCGGGACCGCGTGGAGGCCCGCCAGCGAGTCCTGGCGCGGCTCCTGGGAGCACTCCCGGCGGCCCCATCGACGGCGTCTGAGGTGGGGGCGCAGGGATCAGCATCGGCGGCGGTGGCGGCAGCTGCGGCAACGGCTCCGGCAACCCCGCCATGCGCATCAGCGTGTCGTCGCTGAAATGGCGCGACAGGATCACTCCGCGCAGCCGCAAGAGATCGCGCGCAAACCGCCCCACATCCTTTTGCGCACGCGTGATCCGGCGTGTCGCGAACTGCACTTTGAGCTGCTGCGCTCCGAGGGTCTCCTGCGGGTTGGTTTCGCTGCGCAGGATGTCAGCCAGACCCGTGGTCTGATAGATGATCCGCAGTACCCGCTCGCGGGCGTCGTAGAGTTGGATCAACACGCGGGCGATCTGCTCGACCGGCAGCCACTGGATCAAATTCTGCAGGCCGCCCTTGTCGCCGGCGAAACCGGCCCAATCCTCGACCGGGATCAGCTTGTTCTCGCTGTTGTCGCTGACCAGCTGCTGCAGTGTCGCTTTTTCGCTGCCGGCATAGACGCCTGCGACCTTCAGCGCCCGCGTCAGCCGGTCGATGCGCGAAGTCAGGTTGTCGAGCTCGGTCGCCTGGTCCTGGTACTCGTAATAATCGGCAACCGCGGTCCGCCGATCATTGGTGACTGTCGCCCTCAATGCCGGCGGCGACGGGAAGAAGCCGGGCAGCTCGAGGGGATCCGGTTTTTCGTCGAGTGGCTTGGTATAGGACGGATTGATCCAGACGACCTCCTTCTTCTTGCCGTCCCAGATCTCCCATATCTCGGCTTTCTTGAAAAAATCGCCGAGCGGCCCCTCGAGGTCGCTCTCGCCGATCCCTCTTGGCGAATAATCGAGCGGGACCTCTTTGCCGATGCTGCCAAATCGGTCAACCAGTTCTTTGCGCGTCAAATATGACCGGTAGGCCTTCCACCAGATCTCTTGTTCGACGCGCGCCGGCGTTTCGCGGTAATCTTCCCAAAATACATAGCGGATCGGCGCTCGCTCATTGATCACCGGCCGAAATGCCGTCGGCGCCACTGCATGGCCGATCCCGGGGCCAATTACGTGACCAAACGCCGCCGGCGCGGTCTCCTCGCGCTCGGCCTCGCGCGCCTCTTTGCCTTCTTCGCTGCCGAGCCGGTCGGCCGGCGCCGTAGGGTCCTGCTCCTCGGGCCCGAGCTCGTACTCGTAAAACACCCGCGCGACACCGCGGCCGGGCAACAGGCGGTCCTCAACCACCTGCAGCATGACATCGTCGAATTCCTCAATGTCTTCCTCGTAGCAGAGCGCCCGCTGCAGGATCGAGGCGCCGATCCGCGCCAAGGTCTCGTTATCATTGTCGGCAAATTTACGCTTGACTTCGGGTTTTGGAGTACGGCCGTAGAGCACCGGCTTCAGGGTTTCAACATTCGACCAAAGGATGTTATATTTGGCAATACGGCCTTGATTTGCGTCGCGCTCGTCGCGGTACCGGTTGACGATTTGCCGGCCGCGGCGGACAAAGAGGCGATCCTCCTCTTCGGCGAGCTTCAATTCGGTTTTCCAAAACTGCGCGACCGCTTCCGGTTCCGTGCCGAGGTCATTGCGCTCCTCGATCGCCGCTCCTTGCGCAACCGCGGTGCCGACAAGGGCGATTTCAGCCATTGAGGACAGCGGCATTGGCCATCCGCTGGCCGTTGACCAGCGTGTGACCGGGACCAGCACGCCATACCCGGTGACCAGCGCGGCGCAGTGCGCGGACGTGCTCGTAAAAGCGCCGGTTCTCGGGCCGCACGCGGCGCGGCTGCGGCGGGCGGTCGAATGGCAAGGGTAGTTGCATCGCGGCTCACCCTCGGCGCTGCGAGCGCGCCTCGAGGCGGCGCGAGATCTCGCGGCTGATGCGGTTCGTCGTCCCGCGCGAATTATTGTTGTTGCGTGAGTTGCTGCTGTTGCTGTTGCCGCGGCTACCGGCGGTTTTCGTGGCCTGAGGTCCTTTGGACTGGTATTCGCCCGCGACTTTCGCACGGACCGCGGCTTTTCCGCCGGCGTGCCGTGCTGCTCGACGCGCGACAATGCGCTGACGGCGCGGCGCCGCGTGTCGACCGGATAGGCGCCCCGGCCCCTTGCCGCCCATCCCCGTGCCCTTGCCTAGCAGGGCAAATTTGGAACTTGGCAGCGCCTTGCGCCGCCTCGCCGTCAATGCCGCCATCACCCACCCTCCTTTTGTCACCACGGTTTGAAGGCCTGCAATTGCGCGATCGACGGCCACTGGCCGGTAAAGGTCAGCGCCCGATCATCAAGGGCCAGAAACGCCGACGAGCGGGAAGCCGAGCCGCTGGCCAACCATCTTGTCGCCTCTTCCGGGGTCAGTTCGATGTGATCGAGCAGCGCCCGCCACAGCCACTGCCGCATCGCCGCGACACCGCCATCCTGCGCTGAGCGTGAGCTGTGGATAGCCACGTGAAAGTGCTCGATCGCCTGCAGCAGGAATTCGGCAAAGCCGTCGACCGGCGGGTGAGGATTACCTCGGCGCGTTGCCAGCCGCTCGTGTAGGAATGCAGCACACCATCAAAATCGAGACAAAGGATCGGCTTCTTATCGGCCAAATTTCCCACTTTTTTTGTTAGCTGACCGCTAGAAAATCTGATGCGGTGGACGACCCCTGACGGCATCGATGTGCCAAGCTCGGGCCGTTGAGTGCAACGAACTGAAGGAGCCTCCACCATGAAGATTACCACAGTCGGTTTGGACATCG